CGGGAAAAGCATCATGGGCCGACATCGCCAATTGTGATACGGCGTTGGCCATATCTAAATAACCGCCTCTAGCTTTTTGTGCCGACTGATAAATGCGTTCATTCAGAATGATAGCGTTCTGTTGACTACCCGTAACTAAATTCATACGGGCTTGTATCCCGGCGTATTCTTCGGCCGTTCCCATAAGCGACGAGATGCCGTTCTGTATGGTGGATAACGCTGTCGTTACCGCACTGGCCGCTAAACTACCGACCATCATTTGGAACGCACCGCCCATACGTTCACTTAAAGCCGTTGAACCGCTCGCAACCTTCTTCATGCGGTCGCTTAGGTTGTTCATACCGTTTGATGCTTTCCGGGTAGCCTGTGCCGCCCTGTCCATTGCGTCGGGAATGTTCGTCGACAGCTTTATGTAATTGTTAATGGTTGCCATGTGCTACCCCTTCCCGATTTTAGCCATTTCCGCTTTCTCGGCCTGTACGTGATAGTTCATAAAGGCGATTACGGCGGCTTTTTCGTTCTCATCCATGCTGACGAACGCCCTCGGCCTGATGCCGTACTTCACGAAAGCCAAGTACGCAAACGAGGTTTCCGGGTCGTCCGTCTTTATCAGTTTTTTACTTCTTTGATTTTATCGTCGAGGCCGACTTTAAAGCCTTGTGCCTCGGATACGGCACTAGCCAAATCGGCATATTCGCCGGGTAATAACATGACCTTCAACAGTTCGCCCGGGTCATTAGCACCCCAAGAATTTTGTAATTCGATTTCGTCGAGATTCGGGTATGCGATAGTTTCGGTAATCAGATCCGAATTGAACCCTTCGTTGTCGAAACGTTCTTTATATTCACGGGTCCCCGGTACAAGTACCTTTTTAGTGTGACGGTCACGAATTCTATCGAGTTCTTTAGTCGTCAGTACTTTAATTTTCCACTCAATCGGCTTGCCGTTTTCATCCTTGAAGCGGTCGGATGCTACATACCCAACTTCGCTTTCGATTTTTACGTTTTCTTTCAAGAACGCACTGAAATTTTCTGCCATTCTTTTTGCCCCTTTCACTCATATATAAAAAGAAAAGGAATGAAGGCCCTATGCCTTCATTCCGTCCAATTCCTTAAACTTCGTGGCCCATTTTACGTCCTCGAACGTAAAATTGATTTCGTCCTCGAGCCATTCTCCGTCTGCGTTGAAGTTAGCGACGGTACCTTCATCGATATTGCATCCCTTCAAGATAACCGTTTGTGACCCGGCGTGACTGGTCGGGTCTTCGTTCGTTACTTGCATATCGAAATACGTATCCGTGCCGCTCTTCATCATGTTTTCAATCATATCATCGAAAATCGACGTATTCTTATAAATCGTCAGCTTGCCGCTTCCTTCGAGCGACGTAGATTTGTTGCCCTTCATCATGCGGCCCAGGATTGCCACTTGCTTTTTGTTCTTTTTTACAGTGGCCTTTAAGTCCTTCGCCTGGAACAATAATTTACGAGTGCTGCCAACGATTATATAACAATTGGCCAATTTGGCACTGATTACGTCGGCCGCTTCCATTGTTCTGATTGCATCCGGCATTGTGTTCCCTCCTTTATGCTACGACGACGGTCATGTACAGTTTTTCCATGGAAACCGTCGGCTGTAATTGAACATCGACCAAAACATCTTCCTTGTTATCGCCTTGCGACGGAATGGGAATGTCTTTATCGTCGAAATTCTGAATCGCACGCACACGCTGATACTCTTCGGCCAAATAAACCAAGTCAGCCCACAACGCTTTGCGGCCGTCTTCATCGTTTTGTACCTTGTCGAGATACGTCTTATTGAATAAGCGTGCCGCATCGATAGCCCAGTTGTCGAGTACCCGGATAACCTGATTGAGTGAAAAATCACGGCTTTTTTCTTTCGTAAATTCTGTGAACGTGTTAATATCCTTTAATACTCGGACTTCACCCGTGACGTTGCCGCCTACAGAATCCGTTACAGAATGGAACATAAACATGCCGTTCTTAATCGCCTGTTCCAACTCAAACTGCTTGTACTTCGTGTTAATCGTGTACTCGCCTGTGTATTTACGGTTGCCGACCGTTTCGTTAATTGCACACGACGCTTCTTGACCGGTTACCCAGTATACGGCACTGCCTTTTTCCGCTCCGCTGTCTGTAACGTCATTCAGTACCGATATAACGCCTTCGTCATTAACGCCCTGTTTACCGTGGATAACCAACTGGAATTTCGCACCAGTCTGTACTCTGCAACGATGCGTGAAGTTGATTAAAAGGCCCTTGATAGCGTCGTCCGAACCGGCGTAACCAAGCACATTAAAATAGTACGGCTCAAGCAGTTCCAGGCCGTCCTGATAGCTCTGTGTCGTAACGGCTGCTCCGTTCGTACCGCCTGTAAGGGCCGTGTAAGCAGTAGCCGCCAATGTAGCCGCCTTCTCGAATTTCAAATACTCATTGTCGACAAGGTCCGCAGCCGTCTTTACGCCCGACTGTTTCGCTACTGCCTGACGATTGTTATCTGTCGTCATGTACGTTGTGACGATAAAAGCTCCGGAATTATCCGGATCTGACTGTACCGAAACCCCCAGTGCATTGCCTCTAATACCCGCATATTTCGCTTTGGCAAGCGTGCAAGATGCGACAGCACCGTCACTATTAAGACGGTAAAAATACCCCGTTTTAAGGCCCGTAAATAAATCTCTAAGGCCTTTCATCTTCGGATGTGTGTAATCATATCCGAAATACTGCATACAGTTCTTTTGGAATTCATCTGCATCGACTCTAAATACCGTACCTGACGGGCCGTAATCCAATTCAAGCATCATTGCCCCGAACCCTCGGTCGGATACTTCTGCCGATGCTCGTACTTTCGATACGAAATTAATATACGTACCGGGTAAAACTTTGTTGTGGAACAAGAACGTTCCGCCGCCTAATGCCATTACGCTGTTCCCTCCTTATTCATTCACGGACTTTTGCGCCTGGTGTGTAAGTGCATCGCTTAACACCTTGTCCACTTCGTCCGCTCCGTATAACTGACCGGAATTCAATACAGTATCAAGAATATCTCGATACCGCTTAAATCGGTCAGATTGTAATATGGTCACCTTATCGAACCGCTCGACGATGCTCTTCGGCTCTTCCTTTACGGCGACTTCTGTGCTTTTATTGGTCACTGTTTCCATTTTTAACTCCTTCCGTGATTCCGACTTGATGCATCGCCTCTTGTCGTTTCCCGGCTTTGCGTCGCAAATCTTCCAGGGTCAATAAGAAATGCATCACGCCGTCCGTCACCTTATACGAACGCTTTTTACTTCTCATCAGTTGGCCGTCGACTGTTATGTACTCTAAGGCTGAATACAGTCGTTCGCCCACGTCGTGAAGTTCGCCTCGTACGTCCTCGGGTAAGTCCTCTTCGTTAAGAAAGTAGAGGATCTCGAAGTCGTTCGTCCGGTCGTACAGACTAGAAACGTGTAAATCCTCGGACGAATTTACCAGGCTAACATAAAAGCACGGGAATTCTGCCCTGTTCTCCTTGAATTCGAGGTATACCGGCCGCCCTGTTTCCTTATAAACGGCCGTCGCAATACCCGTAATAATGTTACTTATCGAGTTCACGTAGATACCCCCTCATTGCACTGTTTAATAACTTGTTCCCGTTACGTTCAACGAAATTTTCAGCCTTCTCTTGCATGTGCAAGCCCTCAACCCAAGGTTTCCTAAGTCTTGCCCCGTGTACCACGCCACCAATCGGAGTGCCAAGCATCGGAACGTATCGTCCAACTTCCTGTCGATGCCCGTCGTTCAAAAACGATGCATATTTAGATAGGTTATACACCCTTGCAAATGCTGTCGTTCCTACAACTTTCGCTGAGTTCACACGCCACGCGTTCCGTGTCTGTTGCGTGTTGTAATGATACGTTATGTACTTTGCCTGCCCGTTTCTATCCTTGCCGGCAAAGGCTTTGACTGATCCACGTTTACCAACGGGCGTGTTTTTCTTCGCTTCACGGATATAAGCCGCTGCCATTTTGTTCACACCGGCCTGCAAAACGCCTTGTACTTGTGTGGCGTTCCCGAGCTTCTTAAGTCTTGCGGAGAAATCCTCAAACTCGCTTATATCAAATTCAACCTTAGCCATTATCGCTTCTCCAGTAATTCGAGTTGAATTTCCTGATGAGTATCGTATTGTGCCGGAGTAGATGCCGCCTTGTACCAGGTCACCTCTTCGTTGTGCGATACAGCGATGCGTGACCCCTTCGGAATCTTCGCATCCGGATATGTAAACAGCACGATCGACTGAGTGAAGGATGCTACCCCTTCACCCGTTCCGGCCGTGCTTGTCTTATACGATATACGGCAAGGGTATATGCCCGTGTTCTTCGGCTTAGACGTAACGATGCCCGTGGCTTCATCTTGCTTGCTCACGTCGGCATACACGAACGCACTCATCTCGTACATTTTTTCAAGCTGTTGCCTCGCTCGTCTTACCATTTCAGCCGTCGGTAACACGCTAATTCCCCCTTGCCGTAATTCGTTAATACATCTGCTAGTGTAGTCAGACGCACGGACAAAGGCTCGCCGTTAAACTCGATTTTCGTATCGCCAATTTCGATTGATTTCGCCATATCGTCGGAATCCCCAAGAATATTTTTGCCTTGCATCTTGATTAACTCTCCAAGTGCCCGATATGTGACGACCCGTTCAAGCTCGACGGGAACCTCTGCCTGATTTATATCGTTGAGTATGCTCCGTTCGACAACCTCGGAAATAAAATCAATCGAGGTTTCAAAGGCGGCGACATCCGGGCATCCGGTCAAATCTTCGGCAAGCGTGATGACCTTTTCAGTGTACTTATTCATCGGCCTGGGCCTTCTTTTGGTTTGCTTTTTTTGTCGTCTTTACTTGAGTGGCTTGTGCATCTTCATCGGCCTGCACTTCTTCCGTCAAAGGCTCTTCCGCCTGAACGTCCACGTTCTCGGTGTTCATCACTTCCGACTGTTCCATGTCTATATCTGCGGCCGCTTCTCGGTGCCGCCTAATAAGCATACCCATTGATACCCCTCCTTGTTATACGGCTTTGAACGTCATTTTTAAGACTTTAGCCGGATTCGTCAATCCTACTGCGTAATGTTCTGCCGCCGAAATAACCGTTGTTTTTGCCAAAATATCACGGTCCGTTTCAACGTCGGCGGCTTTCTTAACGTAAATCGTCACTGCCGGCATTACGGGCTGTCCGTCTGTTGCTGCTGCACTCATCTGTACCATGAAATTGGTGAAGTTGCCGCCGGCTTTCGGCACACGACGAGATACAATGACTTCGCAACCGCAAATAGATCCGATTGCTCCGGTCATCATCAAATCGCCGCCGTATTTAGTCTTGTCAATAAAAGCCGGGTCCTTACGGATTTTCGACAACTGTTCGGGATGAATGAACAGCACCTTGGATACGTCGCTTTCTTCTGCGAATTTATCGACCCCGTTTACAATCCCTTCATACGAAATTTCATTCGTATCCGCAACCGTAAGCGTTGTCGTTCCCAACGCCGTTACAATATCTTCATCGACCTTGCTTGCGATAGACATCAACAGCTGACGCTGTGTTTCGCCGACCGGGTCGCCGTATCCGGATAAAGCCGCTTCGTCTGTAATTTCTGCCGCTTTACCGACTTTCTTTACGGATACTTTTGCCGTGCTTGCTTCAAGTTTAAATACATCGATTGCAGCACCTTCGGCCACGTCCTGGGCATCGCCAATGTACTTGAACGCCGGAATCGTAATAGTGCTACCGGGACGACCTTCAAGAGTGTTGTCGATTTTACAAATTTGCGTAAATTTGATTGCTTTCGGTAAACCCGCCGCAATCATATCCCCCATAACCTCGGGATTAACAAGGTTTGCTAATTTTGTTGCGTTTGCACTTGTAGGCATGTTGTTATTCTCCTCCGTTCGTTAACTGGTCGTACAGTTCTTTATCCTCGTTGTATAACTTGACTCGTTCACCATACGACATTTTATTGAATTGTTCTTTTGTTACGCCTCCGTTCGGCTTATTACCGCCATGGCTTCCAGGCGTTGCCCCTTTGACGTTCGGCTTATCGTCGCCGAAAAGATACCCGGCCTCCGTTACGAGTTTCTCAATCTGCTTGTCGAGGCCCTTGATTTTCCCGTCTTCAACCTCGGCATTGTTAAGGTCGAGCAAAGCACGCACGGCCTTTACGCTCTTAGCCTTTGCGGTCAATAAAGCACGGTCGACAATCCCGTCGATTTCCATGTTTTTGACTTTTTGTGCATACTCCTTTTCACGGGCTTCGCTTTGCTTTTTGAGGTCCTCAATTTGCTGACTCAAATCCTCGTTGCCTTTGGCTTTCTCTTTTAAGCCGTCCAGTTCCGTTTTGATTT